AAGCATTAAAATCAGCAGGGGTTTTTGAAGTTCCTGTATATCAAGTTAAAGGATGGACAGAGGAACAGAAAAGAGAATTTATCATAAAAGATAACCTTGGTTATGGTGAGTGGGATTGGGATTTATTAGCAAACTCTTATGATTTTCCTAAAATAAAAAGTTGGGGTTTAGATGTACCTAATTTTGATGACATCGAAACATTTGATGTAGAAGATGATAGTGATGAAAATGAAAGTCCAGAAACTTGCAAACATTGTGGAAAGGTTTTTTCTTAATTTTGTAAAATGAAACAAAATTCAACACTATTAAAAAAGAAAGCAATGTTAGAAGCACTTGAAAAAACTTTAGGTGTTGTAACAACTGCTGCTAAAATGGTTGGCATTGAAAGGACTACGCATTATAAGTGGATGGAATCTGACAATGATTATAAAGAGAAAGTTCAAGACTTACAAGATGTAGTTTTAGATTTTGCTGAATCAGCACTTCATAAAATGGTCGAAAACCATAATCCAGCAGCAACATTATTTCTTTTAAAAACAAAAGGCAAAAAAAGAGGCTATATTGAGCGACAAGAAATAGAACATTCCTCGGATGTTGAAACAGATATAACTTTTGAAATCCACAAAAGAGAAAAAAATACTTAATGCCAATATACAGCTTGAGCATTTAATTACTTCAAAAAAACGATTCGCTGTTTTACAAGGTGGAACTCGTTCTGGGAAAACTTATGCTGTTTGCCAGTACATAGCTTATTTAATTAGAACAGAAAAAAAGCCTCTTGTAATTTCTGTAATTCGTAAAACATTACCAGCATTAAAAGGTTCTGTACAACGTGACCTTATTTCTATTTTAGAAGAAATGGGAACTTATTTTGTAGGAATCCATAACAAGGCAGAAAATACATTTCGCTATAAAAACCATTTAATAGAATTTTTATCCGTGGATGAACCGCAAAAAATTAGAGGTCGCAAAAGAAACATTGCTTTTTTAAATGAGGCAAATGAATTAACGATAGAAGATTTTAGGCAAATCAATATGCGTTGTACTGATAAAATGATTTTAGACTTTAACCCTTCTGATGTTACGCATTGGATTTATGATGAAGTGATTCCCAGAGAAGATGCCGATACTTGGATTACAACTTACAAAGACAATATGTTTTTGTCAGATGACCTTGTGTTTGAAATCGAAAGAATGAAAGAGCGTGATCCAGATTATTGGAGAGTTTATGGTGAAGGGTTACAAGCATTTTATTCTAATAGGCAAATATTTTCTAAATGGGATTTTATAGATTATGCTGATTTCCCAGAAAGTGATAACATTTACCTTGGCTTGGATTTTGGATATAGCAACGATCCTCTTGCAATCTGTGAAGTTAGGAAGGTTAATGATAAACTTTATGTACACGAACTTTGTTATAAGTTAGGAATGACAAACACAGATACAATAAAACTTATTTCAGACCTTGGACACGCTGACAAAGTCGTATATTATGATGCAGCAGAACCAAAATCTGGTGAAGATTTACGCAGGGGGGGTCTATTAGCAAAAGCAGCAGTAAAAGGACAAGGCTCTGTAAATGCAGGAATAAGCCTATTAAAAGAATACGATATTATTCTTTCAAAAGAATCTAAAAATTTTATTAGAGAATATCATACTTATTACTGGGATCAAATGAAAGATGGCACAATTATTAATAAGCCAGTAGACAAAAATAATCACCTTATGGATGCATTACGCTATTGCGTTTATAGTGCCTATGGAAAAAGTGTAGATTTCTTTGTTATTTAATTACTATTTTTGTAAAAACATTTTTTTTAATGGCATCCATTTTAGACAGATTTAAAAAGTTGGTTACCAAAAACTCACAAAGAACCAACGAGTTATTTAATAGAGCAGTTTACAATTACCTTGGAGATTCTTTAATATGGAATCCAGAAAATGATGAAACTTATATCAATAAAGGTTATAGATACAACTCAACTGTTTATTCTATAGTTAATCTTATTACTAAAGCAGCAACGACAGTTCCTTTTCAAATATATGAAGTACAAAACGAAAATAACCTAAAGCGTTATAAATCACTTACTTCTGGAGAGTTTAATTCATCTTCTATAAATCAAGCAAAGATTTTACAAAAAAGAGCATTAGTAGAATTAGAAAATACGCAACTGCACGAACTTTTAGATAGACCAAACCCAGCACAATCTTATAATGCTTGGATTCAAGAAATTATTGCTTATGGTCTTTTAACAGGTAACAGATATATTTATGGTATAGCACCAGACACAGGACAGAATGTAGGTAAGTTTACTGAACTTTATGTATTGCCTTCACAAGTTATGGAAATTAACTCTGGAGGAATTTTAGAGCCTGTTAAAGAATATACACTACAATACAACGGAACTTTTAAAATACCAGCAGAAGCAATTTGCCACATAAAAGATTTTAACCCTTATTATGATGGCACAGGCTCACATCTTTATGGAATGTCACCTCTTAAAGCTGGACTTCGCTCAATGGATGCTAACAATGAGGCACTTACTACAGGGGTAAGATATTTACAAAATCAAACAGCAAGGGGGGTATTGATGTCAGAAGAAGGTGATTTGAATGAAGTACAAGCAAGACAGCTAAAGGATAAATTCAAACAACAGTACCAAGGAAGCCAAAATGCTGGTGATGTAATTATTACACCTAAAAAACTGTCTTGGGTAAACTTTGGACTAAATGCTTCTGACCTTTCTCTTATAGAACAGTATAATGCATCTATTAAAGACCTTTGTAATATTTATAATATTCCAGTACAACTTTTAAATAATACCGACAGCACGACTTATAACAATATGAAAGAGGCAAAAAAGGCTCTTTATCAAAATGCTGTAATTCCTCAACTTGTTAAAGTTCGTGAAGAATTAAATAGATGGCTTACTCCTAAATATGGAGAAAAACTGTATATCGATTTTGATTTCTCTGTAATTCCAGAACTACAAGAAGAAATGGAAAAAATAGTAGGTCAAATGTCACAGGCTTGGTGGATCACTCCAAATGAGAAAAGAGCAGCAATGTCTTATGGTGCTGATGAAGAAAAACCAGAACTTGACGATTATTACATTCCAACTAATTTAGTGGCAATGGGTTTAGGAGATATAGAACTCGATGAACCTCAACAGCTTAATTTAGATGTAGAATCTATAATGAAAAGAGCAGTAGATGGTGTTCACGATGTATTTACTACTATTGCCGAAGCAAGAATAAGAGCGCAAGAATTAGGTGGTTCTGGATATCACGAAACTATTGTTAATGGCAACACTCGTTTTATGCCTTTTAATTCCCACGAGGAATATGAAGCTGCCATAGATGGTAGATTAGCAGAATTTAGAATCGACCAAGAGCAAGAAGATTACGATGAAGATGGTCAAGAGATGTACAAGGCAGAATCTTATAGCAACTACCCACAAGGAGCAACAAACAACGCTAAACGAATGATTGAGTGGAAAGAAAAGTATGGCGATGAAGTTAAAGGTGGAACACAAGTAGGATGGACAAGAGCAAATCAATTAGCTAAAAGAGAGGCACTTTCTTTAGACACAGTTAAAAGAATACATAGCTTTTTATCAAGGCACAAAGATAATGCTGTTATAGACCCAAAATATAAAGGTGAGCCTTGGAAGGATGCTGGATATGTTGCTTATAATTTGTGGGGGGGTGCTGCTATGGTGTCTTTTTCGAAGCGTATAGCCGAAAATGAATAAGTATGCCATTACCAAAACCCAGAACAAACGAAAATGAAAGGGATTTTGTACAACGCTGTGTTGTCAATCCAGAAGTGGTGGCAGAGTTTGGAAGCATTGAGCAAAGAGTAGCTGTATGTAATAGTATTTATCAAAATAAGCAAATAAAAAAAGATGCCGAACAAGATTGGCTTGATGGATGGGATAAACAACTCGACATTGCCGAAAGAAAAGAAGTTGCCATTGTCAAAAGATTTTATAAAAGCGAGTATAAAAAGGCAATCAGAATATTCCAACAGACAAAGCAAACCTCTAACTTTCAAACAATTTTTAAACTTACTGATTATCATAGCTTGTACGCTAATATGTATTCTCGTATCGGTTTACGCTTCGCTAATTTTTTTCGCCTTTCTTACTCTGAACTTTTTAAAGAATTAGACACTTCTAATTACGATGATATTTGGAAACAAGTATTTAATCAGTTAGGTTTACAAATAGGGCAAAGAATAGCAGTAGATTTAAAAGCTACAACAGACAAGACTTTAAATAAAGAACTTACAAGGTTTCTTAATGACCCAGACTTAATAAAATTAAATGAGAGAGATGCTGCTCGAATTATAACATCAAGGTTCTCAAATATAGCTGCCTATCAAGCTGCAAGGATAGTTAGAACAGAATCTACCTATGCTGCTAATATGGGAACTCAACAATCAGCAAGAGATACTTTCGGTAAAGATGAATTAATTAAGAAATGGAAAACTTCTGCTGATGA